GCAAGCAGAGAAATTAACGGACTCAATGCGGCTTATTGTGCGATAGAAGACTTGCCATCCGCACAGCCAGAATTTGCCAAGGACATAAATGTCCCTGTCAACGATACCATCAGCAGACAGGCGGCAATAGATGCGCTATGGAAAGCGCTATATGCGTATGAGGATAAGACGGAAAGGCAATTTATAGAGTCCGACGAGTTGGATGTCGGCGATTGGATGGAGCATCAGGTATTCGTACAGAACATGAATGACATTGATCGCCAGACAATACTTGAGCTGCCATCCGTAGAGCCCACGCTGTACGGCTATAAGATCGAGCACCTGGCCTACATCGCGCGAGTGATGGAGAAGGAAGGGATCACGGCAGAAGACGCCGCGCGGACTTTCGGCGACCTGGGACGGGCGGTCTCCTGGGTCATCGATGAGGCACTGCAGAAAATGGAGGAGGCTATACATGATCATAACACCGGCAGTATTTGAGGACAGGATGCGGAAGCAGGAGACGCCGACGGGCGCGCTGCTGCTGATGGAGGAGACGCTGCGATCCCTGGGCTACGAGGCCGGGATCCGCATTTTCGAGGAGACTGACTATGAAAACAGAGAACAGTGACATTATCGCAGAGATCGAGCGGCTGGAGGCGGCGATCGAGACGAGCAGGTCGGAGAAGCTGCGGACGGACTACCGGAAAGCGGTCCGCCGCCTGAGGAAGGAGCTGGTGCAGTATGACAGAAGCAGAAAACCTGGCCCTGGTATATGAGCACCTGGGCCAGATCCGCGTCCTGGAGCGGCAGATCAGGCGGAAGCAGCTGCAGCGGGACGAGCTGCAGAGCTGCCTGCTGCCGCGCGCGATCCGTTACGACACGGACAAGGTCCAGACGTCTCCGGAGGACGTCCTGGCGGAGACGGCCGCGGCGGTCCTGGACCTGGACAAAGAGATCGAGCAGCTGCGGAGGCAGAAGGCCAGGCTGATCCGGGACGTCGTGAAGACGATCGAGACCCTGGAGGACGACCGGGAGAAGCTGATCCTCACCGCGTACTTCGTGAGCCGAATGACCATCCGCCAGGTCGCGGACGAGGTACACTACAGCCCGACGCAGACGTACAGGATATACCGGGCGGGACTTTTGCACCTGGCGGAAAGATGGAACACATGGAACAGCGGGGCGTGATATACTTATATCGTGACATAACGGGCGGACGAGTGAGGCGGCCGCCCAGTGTCCTCCTAAAAGGCCGGAACGCATCCGGCCTTTTCCTTTTGACAGAAAGCGAGGCGATAGCGTGGCGGCTAAGTTTGACCAGTGGCTGACCGAAGAGGGCCTGCTGCGGATCCAGGGCTGGGCGCGCGATGGCCTGACAGATAAAGACATAGCGAAGAATATGCGGATCGGATATACGTCAATCCGCGAGTGGAAGAAGAAGTTCCCGGAGATCGCGGAGGCCCTGCGGGTCGGGAAGGACGCCGCGGACCGGGTGGTCGAGAACGCGTTATACAAAAGCGCGACCGGCTACACCGTCAAGATCCGGAAGCCCGTGAAGGTGAAGCTGGTGGACTACGACCCGGAGACCGGGAAGAAGATCCGCGAGGCGGAGACCTGGCAGGCCGTCGAGGAAGAGATCCACGTGCCCGCCCAGGTCACGGCCCAGATCTTCTGGCTGAAGAACCGGAAGCCGGACCAGTGGCGCGAGAAGAACGACATCGCCCTGGGCGCGTCGAACGGGGTCCTGGAGAGCATCCTGGCCCTGGAGCAGAAGGGCGGCAAGACGTGAGCGGGATCCAGTGGGGCGAGAAGCAGGCCCGGCTGATCATGCAGCCTTACGACCACGCCATCGACTGGCTGGAAGGGACGCCCAGATCCGGGAAGACCACGGCAGGGATCGCCCGCTTCGCGCGGCACCTGATCCGCAGCCGGGACACGAACCACCTGGTGGTCGCCTACTCCGCGGAGCAGGCCTATCGGCTGATCATGGACGGGGACGGCTTCGGCCTGATCCACACCTTCCGCGGCTGCAGCAGGGTGAGCCATGACGACGAGGGCGCGCACCTGCTGATCCAGCTGCCGGGCGGCAGCGTGAAGAAGGTCTACTGGAAGGGCGGCGGTAAGGCTGACAGCCACAAGAGCATCACCGGCATGAGCCTGGGATCCGTCTATTTCTGCGAGATCAACCTGCTGCACATGAACATGATCCAGGAGTGCCTGCGGCGTACGTACGCGGCCCTGGACCGTTGGCACATCGCGGACTGCAATCCGCCCAGCCCGCAGGACCCGGTGATCAAGGAGGTCCTGGAGATCCAGGACTGCAGCTTCCTGCACTGGACCGTCGAGGACAATCCGATCATAACGCCGACGCGGCGCGAAGAGATCCGGATCGCCTGCAGCAAATCGCCCTTCCTATGGAAGCGTGACTGGCTGGGCGAGCGCTGCATCCCGCAGGGCGTCATTTATTGGAATTTTGACGTGACGCGCCACATCCTCCGGGAGATCCCGGACCGCGAGGAGCTGATCCCGGTCGAGATGTACTTCGCGGGAGACGGCGGCGCGACCGACGCGACCAGCATCGGCTGCTATCTGGTCTGCATGACGAAGGAGCGCCGGCACAAGCTGCTGCGGGTCGGTAATTGGTATTACGACGGCGGGCAGATGGCCATGAGCGACCAGGCGCGCCACATCGTCGGGGAGTTTATCCCGGCAATGAGACAAAAGACCCGGATGCGCGAGAGCGGGATAATGATCGACCCCGCCTGTAAAGCGCTCCGGCTGGAGATCGAGAAGCTGGGCCTGCCGGCCACCAGCGCGGACAATAACGGCCACGACATCAAAGGGACCAGCAAAGGGATCAAGGTCGGCATCGAGGAGCTGCAGAACGCGATCACGGACGGCCGCTTCTACCTGGTGGACGACCCGCGCTACGGCGTGGAGCCGGCGATCAAAGAGCTGGGCCTTTATTGTGTGGACGATAACGGGAACCCGGTGGACGCCTACAACCACGCAATGGACGAGATGAGATACGGGCATAACTACTTCGCGAAAACATACGGGTACTGGTGATGGCATTTATAGAGAGGTTAAAAAACTTTATGCAGAGTCTGGGAGCAGCGACCGGGGCGGCGCGCGAATATAAGAGCATTTTCGAGCTTAACGGCGTCCCGTCCTTCAATGAGTTTTACAATATCGGGATCCTGCCGTGGAAGTGTCTATACAAGGGCTTTTATAAGCCGTGGCACTACATCCTGGCGCCCACGATCGAAGACCCGAAGCACCACCGCAACATGGCCTACCTTAATTTGAGCAAGGCGCTTTGCGCGGAGCTGGCGGGGATGGTATGGACGGACCAGTGCGATGTCAACGTGAGCCAGGAGGGCTTCGAGGGAGACGACGACCCGCTGGACGCTTTCGTGAAAGACGTTTTAAAGAAAAACAATTTCCACACAAAGATGCCGGAGGCGATCGAGCAGGCGGCGGCACTGGGCGGCGAGGCCCTGAAGGTCTGGTATGAAGCAAGGCGCGACCCGGACGGAAACGAGATCCAGGGCACGGGCCGGATCCGGATTGGCTGGGCAATGGCAGACCAGTTCGTCCCGATCGCCTGGGACAGCGCGGAAGTGACCGAGGGGATCTTCGTTACAAGGACCGCGAAGCAGGGCTGGTATTACACGCTGCTGGAGTGGCACCTATGGGACGGCACGACCTACGTGATCCGGAACGAGCTCTACCGGGCGGAGCAAGACCACGGCGGAGAGGCCCAGGATATTCTGGGCTATCGCTATCCGCTGGCGGCGCTCTATCCCTACCTGGACGAGGAGACCCGGATCAACGTCGAGAAAAGCCTCTTCACCTACTTCCGGACGCCGGTCGCGAACAATATTGACGATAACAGCCCGCTGGGCGTGTCGATCTACGGAAACGCCCTGGAGACGCTGCACGCGATCGACATTGTCTTCGACAGCTTCGTGCGTGAATTCAGGCTGGGCAAGAAGAGGATCATCGTCCCGGCCCGGATGATCAGGAAGATCGTGGACCCGGTCACGGGCGCCATGGTCCGATACTTCGACGCGACGGACGAGACCTACGAGGCCATGAGCACGGATGACCCGGACAGCCTGAAGATCCAGGACAACAGCGTGGAGCTCCGCGTGGACGAGCACGTGGCGGCCCTTAACGCCTTCCTTAATATCTTCTGCCTGCAGGTGGGCCTGTCCGCAGGCACTTTCTCATTTGACGCCGCCAGCGGCCTCAAAACGGCCACGGAGATCGTCAGCGAGAACAGCAAGACTTACAAGACCGTTAAAAACTACCAGAACCAGATCGCGCCGGCGATCGAGCGCCTGGTGGACGCCATCATCGACGTGGCGCGGCTGTACGATATGACCTGGCAGGGCATGAGCATTGAGGCCCTGGCCGCGCGCGGCTATGAGATCAAAATAAGCATGGACGACGGGATCACCCAGGACCGGCAGACGAACATTAACGAAGGCATCACCCTGGTGAGCGCCGGCCTTATGAGTAAGAAGACATTTTTAACGGATCCGAAGTACGGCCAGAACCTGACCGACGAGGACGCGGACGCGGAGCTGCAGCGGATCACCCAGGAAGGGACGATCACCATGCCGCAGCTTGACATACAAGATTTTAACGGCATCGAGTAAAGGAGCAGACCATGGCACAGCTAACGCCGACGGACATCCTGAAGATCTCCGAACCGGTCGAGGCAATCTACCAGCGGACGGTCGAC